GGTACGACTTTTTGGTTAGACTACCAACTTTTTCTCTTGCTATTTTACATCTTTCTTATCCCGAACTGGGGTATTATTTTTGCAAACTAAAAAAGTAAGCACATGAAAGTTGAAAAATTCAAGGTGTTGCTCTACCTCAAAAAGAGCGGATTGGACAAGAACGGTAAGGCTCCCATCATGGGACGCATCACCCTAAACCGAACGATGGCGCAGTTCGGCTGCAAGTTGTCATGTACGCCAAAGTTGTGGAGTCCACGTGAGAGCAGACTTGACGGCAAGAGCAAGGAGGCTGTGGAAGTGAACGCCAAGATTGATAAGTTGCTATTGGCGATAAACTCCGCCTATGAGACACTTGTGGAGCGCAAGACGGATTTCGATGCCAAAGCGATAAAGGAGTTGTTTCAATGTAGTGCAGACACTCAGATGACTTTGTTAAAACAGCTTGACACCATCATTGCGGACATAGAGTCAAGAGTCGGCATCGACTACAAGATAGGCACGTTGCCCACCTACCAATACACTCGCTTGACCTTGGGATTGTTTGTCAAGAAACGCTATGGTACTGATGATGTGGCTTTTGGTGAGCTTGACGAGCAGTTTATCCGTGAGTACATGGACTTTTGCTTGGACGAGAGAGGCTTGGCACTTGAAACCGTTCGCCACTATCTTGCCATATTGAAGAAGACCTGTCGAATCGCTTTCAAAGCAGGACATTCAGAGCGTTACCACTTCTTGCACTTCAAGTTACCACAAAAGAAAGAGAATCCACCCAAGGCTCTGACACGAGAGGACTTCTTGAAAATCCGAGACTACAAGATACCCAAGAATAGAAAGTCGTTGGCTCTTACCCGTGACCTTTTTCTTTTCGCCTGTTATACAGGTACGGCTTATGCCGACACGGTATCCATCACGGAAGAAAACCTCTTTCGTGACGAGGAGGGAAGTCTTTGGTTGAAATACCACCGTAAGAAGAACGAGATGCTTGCACGTGTGAAACTGCTACCCGAAGCGATTGCCATGTTGGAGAAATACAAAGACCCAACAAGACCGACACTTTTGCCTTGGCAGGAGTATAGTATCTTGAGAGCCAACATGAAAAGTCTCCGTGTCCTTACTGGTATAAGCATGGATTTGGTCTATCATGTCGGGAGACACAGTTTTGCATCGCTCGTTACGCTCGAAGAGGGTGTGCCGATAGAGACCATAGGCAAAATGCTCGGTCACAACAACATTCAGACCACGCAAATCTATGCACGTGTCACTCCAAAGAAACTCTTTGAGGATATGGACAAGTTCATCGAAGCCAACAAGGACTTCAAGTTTGTTCTGTAACATTTCAATCACAAAAATTAAGAAAGGAACATAACAATGAGAAGTACATACAAGCAATTCTACTATATCAACCGTGGCAGGGTAAAGGCTGACGGCACGACCTCCATCTTCTGCCGTATCACGATTGACGGCAAGGTTTCGGCTATATCTATTGGCTTATACTGTACTCCCGATGAATGGGACACAAAGAAGGGTGAAGCCAAGAATGCAAGAGTAAACGGACAACTGCAAGCATTCAGACAGAGAATAGACGAAGCCTATGAGTTGGCGGTGAAGGATAAGGGCATCGTCACGGCAGAGATATTGAAAAATGCCATTACAGATGCTAACGCTATCCCAACGACCCTACTTGCAACAGGTGAGGAAGAACGTGAACGCCTCAAACTGCGCTCTGCTCGAATCAACTCCATTTCCACGTTTCGCCAATCAAAGGTCTATCAACTCAACTTGCGTGAATTTATCGAGTTGAGGGGAATAAAAGACATTGCATTTGAAGACTTGACAGAGGAGTTTGGCAATTCCTATAAGCTGTATATTATGGGTAAGGGGTATAGCGCATCCAGCACCAACCATAACCTTTGCTGGCTGCAACGTCTAATATACATTGCGGTTGACAGAGGCTTGCTAAAGTTCAATCCTTTGGAAGATGTCAAATACGAAAAGCATGTTGCGCCAAAACACAAACATATATCAAGGAGCGACTTGAAGCGCATCATGGAGACACCTATGGAAGACAAGGGATTGGAGTTGGCACGAAGAATGTTTGTTTTCTCCAGTCTAACAGGTCAGGCTTATGTCGATTTGCATAATTTGCATAATTTGCATCCACACCATATAGGGACAACGGCAGACGGTAGAATGTATATCCGTGAGAAGCGAGCCAAGACAAACAACGAGGCTTTCATACCACTGCATCCGATAGCCGAACAGATAATGTCACTCTATAACACAACAGATGACAACAAGCCTGTTTTCCCCTTGCCTAAACGTGATAGAATGTGGTTTGAATATCATGCACTTGGCGTTGCCTTGAATATTGAGGAAAGTCTTTCTGCACACTGTGCAAGACATACTTTCGGAGTGAATATGGTTACTTCTGGCATATCAATGGAAAGCATTGCCAAGATGATGGGACATTCTTGTTTGTCAAGCACACAGATTTATGCAGTTATCACCGATAACAAGATTTCCAAGGATATGGACAAACTGATGCAGCGTAGAAAAACAAAAGGTACTGACCAAAAGAGAAATATGGAGGACGAAAAATGAACAGAGGAATTATAACAATCAGCGAGAGCGGCACGGTAACTATGCCGACCGCTCCAATATGGATGACCATGCAGGAGATAGCCGATATGTTTAATATGTTTGGCTGTTATGTGCGAAAGGCTGTCAATGCTATCTTCAATGAAGGCATCTTGAAAGAGTATGATGTGCGCCGTCATATCAAAAAAGACAACCGCATCAGTTATGATGTATATAGTCTTGAACTTGTCATTGCGGTAGCCTTCCGTATTGACAGCATTGAGAGCCGAGCCTTTCGTGAGTTCATCATGCAAGCCATCATCAAAAAGCATACCAACCGTCCGAAGTTGGTATATTTGTGGACAAATAACACAATGGCATAGAGAAGCCATCAAGCAACATTCCTTGGAGGCTTTGCGCCTCCAGCCACTTGGGCGAACCACCGCAGTGTTTTAGCATGGTATTAGATTTCAAACAGACCATACAAAAGACACTTGGCAAACACAACAAACTTGGTATAGCCAATAAAACAAGGCGACAACATATAACCACCACACTCGGTAAGTTATACGTTGTCGCCTTATTTGTTTCACACGCTCATCAAAGGCTTATTTTTCTCTTACACACCCTTTATTCTGTACGCCTCACGATAGTTAGACATCAGTATCTTCTGAATGTCGGACTCTCGATAGAGTATCTTTCCGCCAAGTTGGATATACGGAATGACACCATTGTTGCGGTAGTCCTGCAAGGTTCTGCGGCTCAGTTGCAACTTGGCGCAAAGCTCCTTGTCCGTCATGAAACGCTCACCGCCAAGCAGGGGGCGGTAATTTGCTACGATACGCTCAAAGTTGTCAACCAATCGGTTGAGGTGGCTCACAATGTGGTTCATCCACTCGCTGTTCTTTGTCATTACTTCATTGTTCATAGTTGCCTTGTTTTATAGTTGATACTTTCGTTACTCGGTTTACTTACTACATTGGATAAGTGGCTATTGCATATTGACCGCTTATCCTGTGCGCTTACGAAAGCGCATGTCCTTTTTCTTGTCCTCCACCTTGGCAACGATAGCCATCACATCCTCTGGCTTGTAGTAAGTCTTGTGATTGATTTGCGTGTAAGCCAACGTTCCGTTGTCCCGAAGCGTCTGTACGGTTCGTGGACAGATGTTGAGCATCTGACACACATCCTGCGTGTCGAGCCACTTGTTCATGGTCTTGTCCTCACTGCGCTCACGGATTCTATCCATGCGCTTCACGAAGTTCTCCAACTGGGCATCAAGATAGTTGAATGCCTCTTCCTCGAATACGATGAATCCCATACTTTTCTTTTTTTCTAAGTTAATACTATGTTGTCTGTCGCAAAGCCTACTCATGCAGTACTACCCCAGTTCGGGATAAGAAAGATGTAAAATAGCAAGAGAAAAAGTTGGTAGTCTAACCAAAAAGTCGTACCTTTA